TTTCTCGAATCTCTCTCTTGTATTCGGTCGAAGTGTGAGTCATACGATCCCATTCTTGTTCCCATTCGTCCATCATACGACGTCCTCCGCTCGTAGTTGTGCGATGGTTCTAACCATTCCTTCAAGGTGCGCCAATCGGACGTAATCGCGCTCAAGATCGGTGTGCGCTCTACGATCTATCGCGTCGTGGCACGCGCTACACGCCCACGCTCCAAGTAAATCGTCGGCTTTAAGACCCATGCCGCTGACACCGGGCATACGTATATGCGCCAGCACCACGGTTTCGCTATTGTGGTTGCACACCCCCGGCAAGCGTACCGTGCAGCCTCGACCCTTGGCTTGCTTACGTAGGTTCATGCGTAGTAAGCCGGTGTCAGTTCTGGTTTATGCGTTGCAAACTGATCTTCCGACGTTTGCTGTCGCGTGCGAAAGAATCCCTCATGCTGCGGGTGCATCTTCATAAACCGACGCGAGTAAAATGCTCGGTAGTTGTTGTTTAGTTTGAACGACGTTACACCATCGCCGCCCACGCTGTCCTTCTCCCAGCGGATGCGCTCAAAGATGGCGTTGACCGAGTAGTTGCTATACCCGCGGTAGATCATCTGGAAGGTGAACTGCACGAACATCTCCCAGACCTCTGGGTGCCGTTTGTGGAAGTCCATCACCTGTTGCCGCATTTCCTCATGCCTGTTCATACGATGGCTCCGGTATGACAATGCCCATATCAGCGCACTTGGCCTCAATAAACATCAAGTAGTCGGTGAATTCTTGCTTGTTGAGCGTGGAGGATCGTTTGAGCGGGCGCAGTCGTTTACGCCCAAACCCCTCCAGCGTCTCCCATGAGAAGCACTCACCCAGAAAGTAATCGTGCAAGTCATCCCGTGACCAACCGACCAGCGCCTCGCCACCGCCCTCAATAACGGCGGGATAGACGACGCCCCAAAGGTACGCATTCTGTTGATTGGTGCGCGGCTTCTTCCACACCTCCACAGTCACAGCAAACGGTTTTTGAGGCAGGTTGCGGTACATGACCTCAACAGCCTTTAGCACCTGCTCAACAGGCGTGCCGATGGGGAAAATTCGTTTCATAGTCGCTTGCTAACCTCAAGCCAGTCGCGTCCATACTCAACGTCTACCCAATCCTTAAACCACGGGCCGCCACGGGTGAAATGGACGGCTACGGGGTCGGGTTCATCTACCGGCTGGTTCCAGCCCTCAAGGTAGTTAAACGTTAACGGTAGTTGTCCAATCAACTCGTCCGGCAGCCACTTGAATTGATGTAAATACGCACCGCTTTCAGTGTTCACAATAGGCGGTGATAGCGCCTTCATAACTTCGTGGCCGCAGTTCATCAGCATGAAGGACGACCAGTTCTTGCGCGGGTACTGGTGCTGAATTTGGTTGTCCATCTTGTACGCCTCTGGCGGGCGGTAGTTGTGCTGCACTACGCGCACGGCATACTGCCCAGACTCGTAGAAAATAACTTCGGCAAGGTCTTTGCGAAACAAAAAGTCGCCATCGCAAAACACTGCCCAGCCCTTGTACCCCGCCAGTGCTGGGGTCAAAAACCGCGTGAAACTGAACTCAGTGGACGACAAAGGATCGACGTCCCGCCAATACAGACCAGCAGCGCGCATTTCCTCCATCTTGATTGGAGTCACCTCCACGTTAACGCTGCAATGGTCAAGAAGCGACTGCCGGGCGACACGCCATGCAATGTCCTCCCGGCTGTCGTACCCAATAAACACCCGCAAGGGTTCTTTGAGTGTAATTTTCATATCTTAAAACGGCATATCGTCGTCAAAGTCAGGAACCGGCGACTCGTCCATCACTCGCGGACGGGTCTCCATCTTTTGCTTCGGCTCAAAGCGCAGCGACATGAACTTGTCGCCCGTTTTCTTGCTCGCCTTGATCCACGCCGAAATGTTGAAATCCACGTTGTCAATGACGGCGCTGCCACGATAGTCAGGGCGCTTTTCGTTGCCCTTTTTATCGTTTTTGAACAGCACACCAGACAGGTTTGGGTCAAAATTGCTCACTGATTAAACTCCTTCAACTTGGTTACTTTTACATCAACTTCAGCCAAAAACTTACGCACTTCGTCCTCCAGTTCCGCAATGCGCTTGTCGTCACGCAACACCCGCACAATGAGCAATTGCAGATGCTCGGGTAGGCGTGGGTCGTAGGACACAAAGTCGCACCACGGACGCCGGGTACACGCCATCTGCCACTGCATCTGGGTGACGTATCTTTCGGGCGGTTTACCGGCCAACAAGTATTCAAGGTGGGTGGCCGTGTTGGGCGCTTTATATTCCACGCAGCCTTCCCCTACCAACCCGTCTGGAGACGCGCCAGAGCCTGTAATGGCGGGGTGGTCAATAAACCCCACTTCCTCCACTAACTCGCCTGTACGGGCGCTGTAGGCGGCTCTAGCGTTAGGTTCCTGCTCGGTACCCCAGTCCATCGCAGCGTTGGTGAACGAGGACGCTTTCTGCCCCGTCAGCCGTTCCACGATAAGGTCAGCCATGTAATTGTCGCGGGATGCGCTGTATCCGTTTTTTGTCTTGGCTACGACGTCAGCCACGCGGCTGGCGGTGACTTTGCCCAACCGGGCGGTAAACCAGTCATCGGTACGCTGTTCCATCACGCCAGTTCCTTCTTGCGGTTCGTAAAAGCGTCCATGTGCAACTGGCGGGCATCCACCGACAGCGACTTGAACAACGCCGTGAGAGCCTCTGCGGAGTCGCAAGCGGCAATTTGGTCAAGCACCTTGGGGTCTGGTTTAACTCCACGCGCCTGTGCGGCCTCGGCGTCGTCGTCGGTCTGATACACCCCAACGATGGCCGCCAACGCATATCGGCGTGCGTAGGTAATGCCAGAGCCTTGCGCCTGCGGGCTGGCGTCCTTAGTCAAAACCGGCATTTCACCGCTGATCCATTCGCCACTGCTATGCAGCAAGGTCGTAACCAACATCAGCCCGTCGGGCGTGTGGCGGCTGGTCTGCGTAACCGCCAAGCCGTTGTCGGTAAGCGGCTTGCGGCAGGCTTGCCATACCGACTCAAGATCGGCGTAGCGTGACTTAAAGAAAGGGTTAGCCGCGTCCTTTACAGCCCCGGTAATTTGGCTTTGTGCCTTGGCAAGCGCGGCGGCCAGTGCGCCAATGGTTTCACTCTGCATGATCGTTCCTCAGTTGGTTGATTGCGTTATTACAAGCGTCAATGCGCTCCTGTTCCTCGCGTTCCTGCATCTCAAGGTCAAGTTGATGCCACCAAGAGGCGTCATCGTTACCCCACGGTTCAGCGTCCATCAACCACCTCCGCGTCACAACTGTGGCCGTCACAAGGCTCAACGATGCACGCGATGCCGTAGACGATGATGAGCAGGATGGCAACAGGCCACAGCGATTGCTTAGATTTCATAATCGTCATCTCCTGCAATTTCAGAACACACGTTGAGGTTGATCCAGCACCGTCGCAGCAAGTCGGCTGATTCAGCCGGTTCAAGGTAGTCAAGGTCGGCCTTGATGCGGACGGATTCGTAGTCGTTGCGATCAACGGCGCGTGACTCGCAGCCCTCGGGGTAGCAGCCAAACAGCCACAAGTCAGTGATTTCGATGTCGTCAGCAACGTTGGCGTTGGGATCGCCGGGGTGGCAGTCGTAGGTGACTTCAGCGTGCCAATAGACGCCGAGGGCGTAGATTTTGGTTTCAAAGGTAGGCATTTCTATTGCTCCGTTGTGTTTGTCAACGAGGCATAGGATAGTTACCTTGACAGGCCATGTCAACCCCCCTATCCTCCCCTCCCATGAAACCGCAACAACTAATCAAGCAATACGGCTCCCAATATGCTGTTGCCAAGGCTTTTGGGGTTACCCGAGCCGCGGTACAGCAATGGGTTAAGGCAGGCAAAGTCCCTGACGCAAGACGCTGGCAGTACGAGGCGGGCAAGGTGGCCCGTCCCAGGTGATTTACGGAAGCGTATGCAGCGGCGTAGAGGCGGCTACCGTGGCGTGGCATCCGTTGGGATGGCAAGCCGCATGGTACAGCGAGATAGAGCCTTTCCCGTCTGCCGTACTGAAACACTATTACCCCACCGTTCCCAATTATGGGGACATGACCCAATACGAGGCATGGCCTAATGAACCAATCAACCTTCTTGTGGGAGGAACCCCTTGCCAATCCTTTAGCGTCGCAGGACTGCGAAAAGGACTGGCAGACCCGCGTGGCAACCTCATGCTTACCTACGGCGCAATTGCTAAACGCTATCGCCCCGAGTGGCTGGTATGGGAGAACGTCCCCGGTGTCTTGTCGTCTAACGGAGGAAGGGATTTTGGAACCTTCCTCGGAATGTTGGCAGAACTCGGGTATGGGTTCGCCTACCGGGTTCTTGACGCTCAATACTTCGGAGTGGCCCAACGACGCCGCCGTGTGTTCGTTGTCGGATACGCTGGAGACTGGCACCGTGCCGCAGCGGTTGTTTTTGAGCGCAAAAGCTTGTCGAGGGATACTCCGCAGATCATCACGGAGAAACCGAGGATTGGCAGGGTATTTCCTTGTCTTACGAGGAGAGGACTCGGATGCTTGCGTGAAGAAGAAGGCCTTGTTGTTGAAGAAATGGGGATTCGTCACTTAACGCCAGTTGAATGCGAACGGTTGCAAGGCTTTCCAGACAATTACACCAACATTCCTTGGCGTAAAAAGCCAGAATCGCCTGATGGATTGCGCGTCAGCGCGCTTGGCAATTCAATGGCCGTACCTGTAATGCACTGGATCGGCAAGCGGATTGCAGCGGTAGATGCGCTATGAACCGCACCGCATATTTCCAGCAATACTACTGGCGCACTGTAGAGACACGGAGAGCCTCTGCAAGGGCTTCAAGGCGCAAAGCAAGAGAAAGGGCTGCCATCATCAAGATCGTCTGTGAGGCCGTTACAGAGGCTAGAAACGACAAACCCCCTTTCGGGGGCTTGACGCTGCCGGGGGGATGGCATTACGCTGGATGTGCAATGAAGCGTGGTCAGGATTCTGACGAACCGTTCTGGTTCTGTCAACAACCCCAACACGCAGCCCCTTGACATGGGCCAAATCTGTCAGCGGAGGGCCGGTCATTTGGATCGGGCTGGATACCGCTTACCAAAGTCCAGCGGGCCTAAACACCGTGGCTATACGGGCATAGGCTTGGCCTCACTACCTTCCGTAGAAGTGGGGGGTAGGGGGGCCATTCCCGGGCTTCCGAGCATTGGGGTAGTAAGACATGAGTAAGATCACAGAAGCACAGAGGATACGGTTAGCAAGCAGATACGTTAGGGCAGTAAGGGGTAAAGGACTGCAATCCGGTGAATCGCCAATCAAACTTGCCGTAAAACTGTTGGCAGAAATGCGCCACGCTCCGTTTATTGGAGTGCCGGAAAAAAACATTGACTACTTGGACAAGTACCGAGGGGTAATGTTGGAAGTAATTAGCGCAAACAAGCACAAACTACCGAAGCGAACAAAACGCGCTAAACCAGAGTTTTTAGAAAGTTTTGCTTGGCGTAAGTTGCGAATGGAGGTGTTGTTAAAGTACGGGCCGAAATGTATGTGCTGTGGCGCTACTCCGGCAACAGGAGCGGTCATTCACGTTGACCATATCAAACCGCGCAAAACTCATCCTGAATTGGCGCTGGAATTGGACAATTTGCAAATCCTTTGCCATGAGTGCAATCACGGCAAGGGGAATTGGGATACAACCGATTGGAGGGGGAAATGTTAGAAGGTCTTGACCAGTCAGCATGGGAACGGTGGAAAGCGTACCGGACTGCGATACGCAAACCGATCAAGCCAGCATCCGAGCACGCCATGATGCTAAAGTTAGTGAAGTACGGCACTGACCAAGATGCGGTCGTCAACCAGTCCATAAGCAATCAGTGGCAGGGGTTGTTTGACCTTCAGCGGGCAAAGCCGGTGCTTGGCGAAAAGCCGGTTAAGACCGACAAACAGATTGCTGCGGAAAACGAACGTTTTGCCGCCGACGAACACCGATGCGTAAAAGGCTGGGATCAGCGGTTGTCTGAACCCCTCGCCAAACTCAAATTGGCGGATGCGTTGTTTGCCCGGTACATGGTGCGTCAGGATGAAATCGGTCATGAGGATCGCATCGAATGGCTGCGCGACCAGATGGCGGGTCTGCTGCGTGAGGCTAATGCGGCTAAGGTCTATGGCGACCCGCACTTACGTTCAACCGTTTGGCAGATTTTTGGTGACAGAGGCATTGCGAGGCTGAAAGAACGTGCGTCCGCTGAACAGTCGAAACCGAATGTTTTGGCAAATATGGCTAACACGGTGCATCAACGAGGCGCGGTGTGAGGTACGCAGCGAGGCGCGACGGGAACGACTTAACGATCACCCTCGCCCTGCGAAACGCCGGGTTCTCGGTTTGGGACGCCGCAAGCGCAGGCGGCGGAATTCCCGACAAACTAGTGTACCGCGCACTACCAGACGGCCGCCCGTGGGTGTGCTGGGTGGAAGTTAAAATGCCCTCGGGCAAACTACGCCCGGCTCAAGAGATGTTTCAGAGCATTTTTGCGCCGCGTGACGAATTCTATGTTGCCCGCGATCCGGTAACGACTGTAGCAGTCCTTAGCGAGCGGTATCAGGCCGCGATTCGGCCAGAACACGCACGATGACGTAAAACCCGCCTTGCGTGGGCGAGACGTTGAGGATGTCCCACCTTTCGCAAAACTTGGGCAGCCACCAACGGGCAGGGTTTTGGATTAGGTGAGCGTTGCGGCCATCGGTCAGGAACTTCTTGGCCGGGCCAGTGTGGACGGTAAAGAACCCGACCTTGGTGATGGCTTGTAGGTCGTCCAGCACGGCGTCAAGGCATGACGGTTCAACGTGTTCAAGGACGTCAATGCAGGTGGTCAGGTCGGCTACTCGGGGCGGGCCATATTCGGGGAACGCCGGGTCGGATGCGGTGTATTCGATAACGTCAATATGCTCGCGCAACCGTCGCTTGCCAGCCCCATAGTCGTGCAGGCTGACGAACTGGTTGAGTTTGATCAGTTGATTGACGAGCGGCGCAAAACTGACTGAAGCCACGCCGTAGTTGGGATTGGTGTGAAGTTCAACCTGCTGGGCGCGGTACTCGTCGGAGATAGTAGTCATGCTTGCATCCTTCCCTGTAGGGG